ATTAAAAATTAGAGTAAGGGGGCCGAAGCCCCCTGTACCGTTAAACCTTCATATCAGACAACATACCACTCGCTTCTTCATTCCTTGAAATAAGCGTCCACTCTGCCTGGATAGCCTTCCTCTCGGAGTCAGCTACCTTCGCCAGATCGACAGTATTGAATGGTCGCAAGAAGCCAATTGCCCACATGCTCATATCAAGGACAAATACATCGTCCTGCCCCATGAACCTGTTAGGCACGACCCTTAGATCGAAAAAGTCACCGACATAAACATCAACCTTGTTAAACAAAGTGATATCGCCAGACTGCATGGAATCGACATTACCAGTCAAACCAGTAGCGCCTGAGAAACCTGAAATTTTACCCTTCATATCAGAGTTCACCATACAGATGCTCGGATCACCACCGTCCAACCAACACAACTCCATAACATCATTGAGCATAGACTCAAAGAATGTTACATCTGTGCCGTCAGTGATAACACCAGTAGCCGCCGCAGTTACACCAGTAGTTGTCTGAGTGCCGCCGCCGCCAGCAATGTTATTACCTGAATCGGTAGAGATCCAATTACGCAGTGCGCGTGCGGTACGAGCAGAAGCCGTAGTCGTACTAGCCGCCGCCGCAACCTGATCGGCGCTCACGATGATTGCTTCAATATCCCGGCGAAGCTCAAAGCCGTGTTTAGCGGTTTGATACGCCATCTCTGAACGCTTGCCAGCTTTATCAACAACCTCTTGCGTACCTGATACACCAAAGACCTTGTTAGAGATCTGAGTGTAGTTACCAGGTCGAGTTGATGCCGTGATAGCGGCGATAGCGTAATCGTCACCACCAAGCTGTGCATTACCCGTATCAACAGCGGCGAGTGCATCAATATTCCATTCATGAAAAGTAGACTTCACGTTTTCACGATTAGCCATACTCATAAACGGAGTTTTAGTTGGAGAAATATTATAGATAATATTAGTCAAGTCTTCTCTGTTAGCAAGACCAATACCACCAGTTCCGCCAAGCGTATAGACTGACGCTAAATTATTTTCAACTGCCATTTTATTTACCTCAAATTATAGAAGTGATTCGATTAGCCTACCAGCATCACGCTGGTTGCCAGATTTTAGTAATCGCTTCCACTCTTGGTCTATCTTCTTATCGTCAACGGTTTTAGGTTCAACGGTTGCAGAGCCCTTCACAGTTCGTTTCGGATTCTTAACAACTTTCTTATTAGCCTGATTAGCCGCCGCTTGACGTACCCTGTCATACTTCTGCGCCTTAGCCAGGATAATGAGTAGCCTGTGATCCGAAAGTGTAGAAAGCTCCTGCTCCGTAATACCTGAGGTACTGGCGTAGGATTTAAGGCCTGCCTTATAATCCACGCTCTTTGCAGGATCGAAATAGTCAGGCATGATCGCATGGGCCTCTTTCGAGGAGTCAAGCAATGCCGCCTGAGCCGCTACGAACTTATTGTAGCCGTCCTGCCTCTCTTTCTGTTGACGCTCCTGCAATCCGCCTGTCTCAGACTTGATTGAGGTGATCGCATCACGCATCTTTGAAATACTCTCTTTAGCTTCTGCCCAAGCTACAGGATCCTCATCCCTTAACTGTGGCAGTTGAGCTTCAGATGCGCTGATATTCTGCTCGATAGTTTTTTCCCACATACCAAGTGTGGAGGTGTACTTGTCGCGCTCTGTTCCAATTTCACCTTTAAGAGCTTCAATAGCTTTACGCTCCTCGGCAACTGATTGGGTCTTACGCGTGTAATCGCTTTGCCGTTGATAACCATTCAATAATTCATCAAGGCTCACTTCTTCCTCTACCCCATCAATAATGACACGGTAGGCATCTGAAGTTTCTTCAGAATCTGAGGTTTCAACTCCCTGTGATGTTTCGGCCTGTTGCGTTTCATCACTGGCCTGGCCTTCTTCTTCTTCCTCATCTCGACCTTCAAGCGCGAGTAAGGCCTCTACCCCACTGTCCACTGACATCTCATGGGATTCATAAGCGCTTTCTTCGGTAGCGACTTCCTCTGTCGGATTAGTCGTGTCTTCCATTTAATCTCTCCTTAGACCCAATGAGCCTGAGTAGATTCTTTTAGAATGTCCTGGTAATCAGCCATCTTACCTGCAACCATAGCGCTTTCAAGTGAGTTTTGGATTTGCTCCAACAATTTAATGGAGAACCAAATTGTCTCACGTTCCTTCGCCATATCCTGCCCTGACCTTTTCCAACACTCCATCAAATCTGTCTTCAGTTGTTCAAAGGTATCTTTGTAAACCGGGTTTTCAAGTACGGACTTTGCATAATCCGCTTTAACACTGTCGTCCATTTTTAGTTATCTCCTATCGCAACGCCTCGGTCTTGCCTTGCTTCCAAAGCAACCTCAGCAATCAATTCAGCCTGTTCAATTTCAAGTTCTTTCTCCCACTTGGCAATCTCTGCCTGTGTACGTACAGCTTTTAATTGAAGCTCCTGCTCGTCCAGTTTAAGCTGTGCCATCTCAATCTGCATCTTCGCCTGTAACTTAGCCTGCTCAATCTGAGCCTTGATTTCCTCAGGGCTAGGTTTAGGTTCAGGTGGAGGCTGTTTAGAAGGATTACTAAAAAACTCTGCATCGTTCTTCATGCCCAATGCCTTCACCATAGCAACTGCCGCGTTATAAATATTCTGCGGTCCTACAATACCTGGAGCGCTCTGCCCAACCTGTTGCATAACCTGACCAATAAGAGATAGGTTCTGAACCCTAGTATCCTTGTCACCCCTGCCCAAGCCTACAGTGACCGTCATATCTTTGCGCTCTCTCCACTGTGATGGGTTGACGGGCACAAAGCTACCTGATAGTTCCACTACTCGCTGGCTTCTCTGATTCTTTCTCAAAGTGCCGTGAAGCAAAATAAACAGGTCCTTGATACCAGTCTCCGCGAAGATTCTCACGATCATCTCAATACGGGCCTGTGATGCCGACTGCTGTTGCGCGATTGCTGTCGCTGTAGTGTTTTGCAACACGTTGGCATCCAGGCCTTGATTAAATTTTGTAGAACCTGTGCGCGATGCCAGCATTGCATCCATCTGATCCAACATCTGAAACGCGCCGTTGGGAAGCGGAGGGGTATCCAGTCGTCTGACTGCGTTAGGAACCTTTTCTCTAACAACCCCACCTGGTCGTGAATTGAGAAGGTCGTCTAAGTTGAATGCTCCTTCTAATCCTACAAACCTCCCATTATTCAGGTTGTAAACATTGTCCAATATGTTTCTCATCAAGGTAGACTTAATGAGCTGAATATCCGTGACTAAATCAGCCACAGATAACCCGTAAAACTTATGCGGTATCTTGATAGGGCTCATGGAAGCGTATGGTTTATTGTCCACTTCCTCCTTATCCAATATAAGGTCATTCTCAGATAATGTAACCTTTAAAAGCTCACTAACTCCGTCATTATTCTCATCAACCTTCAAATATATTTCTTTAATCCAAATCGGCTCACGATCCCGCTTGGTTACGCTGGTGGAGAAGTCGTCCCCCTCCGGCGCGAACCGCGCCTGTCGTTCTTGGTCATCCTCTTGTTCGCTGGAGCTTGGGATTTTTTCAATGGTTTCCTTATCGAATCCTTGTTCCTTGAGCTCGGCCCTGCTAGTCCGTATATACTCGCCAACAAGGCTTGCATCTCTAATTGATTCGGCTCTTTTTGATATGATGAAGTTTTCAGGTGCGACAACTCTGATATCTGCCCGTCCGTCATCCTTTATCCTTTTAATTTTTACATCGATTTTGCCAGTTTCCTTGTTGGCTTCTGACTCAATGATTTCAACCTTGTCATCCGTGTCGAACAGTGCCTGCACTCCCAACGGATCCAGGCCAGTATAATCCTCAGTGGTTTCTTCCACCGCCTCATTCCACCATACCTTCGTGATACCTGTCTTTAAGAGCAGGGCATCCTTAACCATATCGTGCAGGATCATAAAACCACGATTATCCTTATCGAATACGTAGTTTACATACTGCATCTCCTGCTTAGCCGCATCTACATCATTGGCAGACTCAGGCACGAATGTAGCAAACTCCTCACTGGCTGAGAACACTCTCATCATAGAGGGCATGATCCACTCAATCGTGTCCATAACATCATGGGATATAACCTGGGAGCGCCCCTTCACCTCATTGCCAAACTTCTTAGCGAAGTAATAATCCATGGCGTTGTTGCGCTGATCCTTCAACTGCTGAGAATCGTTCCCACTATTATTTCCAATAGAGTCATCAAGCTCTGAATTTATTATCGCGATTAACTCGCGTTCAGGCATCGACATTATTTATCGTCCTTTTTCATTTTCTTAGTTCGCGATACATTGGCGAACATCTTTTCAAGGTCATCGACCTCACGTGTCCTTACCGCCTGAGTTCTCTTTTCAGGTTCAGGGCTGGCATCAAGGATCTTAGCCGCCATCGTTTCACGAATCATATCCACATCGTCACACAATGACTTAAATAGATCAGTGAGGTCATTAATTTCCTTTTTAATTTCCATATACTGTTTAGCGTTCATCAAACTACTCCCAGGTTAGGGTATTTAATTTCACCCTGATACATACTATCAGATATCATAGCGAAGGTCAAGTTGAAAGCATCCGCTAAGTCAGGGCTCTGTAAGCCTTTAGCCTTCATGTCATCCTTAGAAGACACTCTTAATTTACCGTTATGCGTGTAGAAATACTTAGGCAATGTAAGCTCGGCAATAAGCTGTTCATCATTCGGTATTGAACAGGCTCTCGCCATAAACCACTCTCTTGCCTTGAACCACAACTCATCCCTAAAGCGATTGTATGTATGTCCGATAGCTGGTGCCTCAGCTACATTCACCCCAGTCACAGGCAGACCTAAACCGCGTAGCCTATCGAGGACACCGTAACCCATGCCGATAACGTCAACAAATATCTGCTTAGGTCGTTCAGCAGACGGAGTTTCATCATACATGTGTTTCACCCTACCAGCAGTTACCATAAGATCATCCGCTCGCCAGTTCTCAATCTTCTCAAGCAACGTATTCCCCTGTCTCTTAGCCAATGCGCATCGATCCCCACCCTGCCGGGCAACATCAAGGCCCCAGACGATATCGCCTGAAGGACGTACATCTCTATCGACCGCATCCTCGATAAGATGCAATGGTATGACAGCATCATCATCCTCGCTTGGGAACTCACCTAAAACACGTACCTTATAAATATTAGAATCCTTACCATACTTCTTACCCATGTCATCAATGTATCTTTTAGTAACCCTTGAGGAATCATGGCAGGATACCTTCATGCAATACCACTGTTCACGCATCTTATGGTGGGAATCGTAGAAATAACCAGTGGTACGGGTAGGATTCCCGGTCATTACCGTCTTCGCACCCTCTGTGGACATCGAACCTTCACCAACCTCGAAGATCTTGTTATCAACACCAGAGGCCTCATCAACAATAAACAACATATTCTTCTCATGAAACCCCTGAAAAGCCTCAGGTTGCTCCCTACGTGCAGTACGTGCCACGGCAAATGCTGACTTTTCAGCGGGGGCGAAGGTCATAGAGTCCTTCTTATAGTTCAGCAGATCCTTCAGTCCTTCAGGTAGCTCCTGGTGCCACTTAAACAACTCCGCCCAAAGTACATCATTAAGCTGGGTAGACGTAGGCGCCGTTACGGGTATCCGATTAGGTAGCCTTGTCAACATCCACCATAGGATGATCCAGGCCAACAGAGTCGTTTTTCCAACTCCATGCCCACTTCTAATCGAAAGTTTATCGTTACCGATCAGTGCTTTTAGGGCTTCCTCTTGGAATTTCTCCATCTTTGTTACCGATAGGGCTTCCCTCACAAACATTACCGGGTCCTGATACCACATCGATAACCTCTTCATCCAATCCATTTTTGCCTAAGTCCTTTAGAGTTTTTATTAACGTCAAGTGAAGGTTCTTCTGCTCCTTAGCTTCCTTTGGTATCGCGTTAGCAACCAGGTCTAAATACTTAGCGGGGTTCTTATCCCTGACATCCTCTATCGCCTGCTCACCATGCTTCTTAAAATCCTTCAGCAAAGCCTTCACAAACTTGCCAGCCAGGACCATACGATCATTATTCTCTATTTGCTTCTCTATCTTATCAGTCATAACACCATCAAAAGTATGCCCTGCCGGGCGTTAAATAGCCTTTCATACGACATAAAATCATAGATTGCCGAATCTGTCAACTCAATCTATTAAAAACATTCCCTTTAGAATCGGGTAGTTATAAATTAAATTGCACTTTTTTTACCTTTTCTCAAATACCTGTGTTATAGTATATATTCCCTCAGTTCTTACACGTAGCTTTTGCGGAGTGTCTGCACTTGCCATTAGTCTTTAATCTTAAAAAAACACGCGTCAGTGCGCTTATCTTTATTAGCACTGACATTAACTATACGTCAAAGAAACCCTGAGGTACCTCCTCAGACTCCTCCTAAAAGCAATGGGTAACTCCGCCTTAATTAAACCTGCCTATAATCCACATCAATCCTACCACAATACAAGTACCCAAGGGTGTGAATATCACCAGTCCCGCTATAATTTTAAGAAGCTTCCTCATTATCACTCGTCCCAACCTTCACTAAATGAGCAAATAGGCTAGTCTTATAATCAATCGCGCGTTTGTATTCAGAGATACGATCTAAGTACCCCTGTATAAAACTGTGCTCATCTGAGTGCCTTACGAACACTTTCCTATCATCCTTCTGCCAATGCCTCACCAAATCAGACACTACCCAATCCTTATCATTATAGAGGTATTCCACCTTAAACAGACCCTTAGTCTCATATATAGTAGGAGAAGCAAATAACACCCGGTATATCCTGGCCTTCTGCTTAGGGGTAAGCTTATTAACCGCGTTCATAACATGCAAGCACCCCTGGGAGTGAGCTATTATTAGAACCGCTGGCCTCCTGCTAATTAACAGTAACTGTACTATACTATGCTTGAGCGTGCGAACAAACTTAGTCGGCAGATACCTGCCAATCCAGCGGCCCCAAACAGCCTCAGCCAGGTCAAAGAGTATATTGCTCTCGGGGTTATACTCTAATACAACCTGACCGTTTAAACGGGAGGATAATATCCTACTCTGCTCAATTGCCTCACTTTTTGCCGTGTTTAAGCCATTCACATATAATCCGCGCATTGTCTTCTCCTGACCTTGCATCTACAAGTGCCCTCGATAGAAGTTCAATTACATTCTCAGTTACCATGTTACAGCCGGCATCCATAGCACCCTCGGGAGCCATCCTCTCCATAGGCAACAAAACAACATGGAGAAGCTCATGAACCAATGTCTCCTCAAATACATGTGAAATATCACCAGGCTCAAGGATCCTGATATTTACCATCATCAAATCCTCACTAATTTCACTCCTGCCATAGCAGGCCGACTCATTCGGACCCAAAGGCATAAGATCCATCGGCATAATCCTTACATTAACTTCCCATCTCGACAGCCCTAGCAGGTTACTCCAATACGAAATTAGGCGGTCTACATGATCCTCTATGGATATCTCTTTTTTTCGGGCGCTCATACCAGTCTCCTACCTTATAGTTAGAAATACGCTTACCCTCCTTACGGGTAAAAGCACCCATCCTGTCAGCCATATATTGTGCCCACCAGGCGGCTGAAGGGAAATTAGATGGCAATGAGGACTCCACAGCACCTACAGGATCAGACATAAGATCAGACGGATCATGCACTACCTCAGCCTTAGGACCAGGACGATGTATTACTATCTTGAGTTTCATTTACATTAAGTTTCCTTTTGTGTAGCTAATGTATACACTAACACAGATATAAGTATAAAGCAATGCAAAAAATAAAAAATTTCGATACGAAAAATTTATATGACGAAAAAATTTAAAAACTTCGATGTGAGTGGATTTTGCATGAATTTTAGACTAAAAAACATGCAGGGGAAATTTTCAGGAGAGGGTTGAGTCTCCGAACATAGAAGCCAGGGGCATGTCTCTAGGGGGTAGGGGGGGGGAACTATAGCCATATATACCAGCGTTATCGGGTAGTTAGGGAAGAGGGTTGCTTTAGATGGGGAAGGATGTGGAAGGATGCCAGGATAGGACGGATCCCATTATGAAACGTCTCAATACGGGACGATTAGAGTGCTCTCTGCTAACCCCATTCCCCCCCATTTTGATAGCACGCTCTCCTTATATCCCAATCCCATTTGTTTGCATACACTTACCATGCGTCAATCCTTTAACACTATGCGTCAGTATAATGACGCGTCAATGCCACTACATACCGTCTATTATTTCATACAGATTAACACCTATCCATCTATCCGATATCATTGATCTATTTGCACCCTGTAGCACTAAAAGATAAATGTAGTCCTATTGGATACGCTTAAACGTTAATTATCCTGAATCCCTTGTAACATGGATAATCTATTTTATCCTTTGTTATTGGGTAGTTAACTATTATTTATAAGATTGTCGGTGTTTTGGCATGGTATTCGCATTAATCTAGAATATAACTTTAAAAGGAGCTATCATGATAACAGTAAAAAAGGTCTCTGAAATAATGACAAAGAGTGTATTCAAGCACCGTATCAATAACGAAGGTGAAATTGAAGTTTGGTTTCGAGTTAATGATAGGCTGGAAAAAGAAACACCGTGGATTGCTATGCAATTCTGTAGTGAACGAGAAGTCTATGATTTAATTGATAGTCCTTCAGGATATTAATATAACTAACCAAAGGAGCTAAACTAAAATGAATAACTATCAATTTAAAATAGTGTTATCTGGGGACGGGGAAAATCCTGAAGAAGCTTGGAGCGATGCCATTGAAGGGTTTTTTGCTGGCGATAATTACTATGATATTAATGACCATTGTGAATTGGTTGAGGAAGATATACATAATGATGAACTTAAAAAAGGAGCAACACAATGTTAATCAATAAAACTCAATTAAGCGCAGTATCATTTACATCAAAGGATAAGTATCGGACAAAACTGCAAAGACTTTGGTTCATACCCGATGAAAGCGCAGTAGAGGCCACGGACGGGCATAAGTTAGTTAGGGTAGTCAATAGATCAGACAAGGCGGAGCGTATTAATAGTGGCGGTTCAGGGTATGATCCCGATAGGGAGTCTTTCGGTATCAATAAGGATGTTTTAAAGACTTTGCAAACAGTTATTAAAAAGGATGACAGCGCCAACCTTACATATAATGGTAACGGATCAGTTCATTGTGAATTAAATTCAAAGTTTATTGGTTTCAAAGAACTTGAATTAGAAGTTGAACCTGGCGCATGGCCTGATACGAAATCAGTAATGCCAGATAATCATGGAGTCAAGTTCGCTTTTGACGCTAGATATATGAAAGAGATCTGCGAATTATTGATAAAGGCGCAAGGAAATAGCCGTGCAATGGTTCGCGCAGAAATGCGATTAAGCGAAACGAATCCCCAAGACCGCGCGTTTTATATAACTAATGGTATCGGGGGGGATAACAAAATAGAAATAGCCTTGATGCCAGTTAGACTTTAACCCTTCACCAGGCTTACAAGGACTCAACATCCTTGTCGGCCTGAATGAGTGGTTAACATTAACTTTAAACGCTTGGAGTTCTAACAATGCTATTCATAGAAATAATAATATTAATCGGATTGATTCAATGGTTTATATTGAAATAATCTTAAATGAGGATCAGACAATGCTAAAAACTGAAATAGATAAGCAACACGAATTGCAGGACTTTGTGAATAGAGAAGTGATTTACTGTGTATCATCATTGGTTTATGCCATGCAGGATAATTACAATGCAGTGCAGGATTTCCCCGAACTTTTCGAGGGGCCGCTGTCATACGGA